TCTTTTCGAGTCTGACTAAAGACGGCGGGAGCTAATTTCTCAGCAAGAGATCTTTCCAAAAGTGGTTCAAGCTTGTCGATAATATCACTGGCATTTGACATGATTGAATAGTAATCCCGAAGCTTTGCAGCTTCCTTAACCGTCGTTGCTCCAAATGGAGAAAACATGATGGTATTTCCTTCGGAATCTTTTAGTTCCAGAGCAGGAACAAACTTTTCACCGTAGGCTTTTTTTGCTTCGAGATCTGCAGTATATCGTTGGTACATCATTTTTTGTAATGCCAGGACCATCTGCTGATCCCCTCTTTCACGCGCTTCCACAATCCCACTTTTGATTCCTTCCACCGTCGCGATCTGACTCTCGACAGCTGCTCGGTTCTTTAAGGATGCCAGCGCACTGTCGGAAGCATTTTGGGCCAACTGAAGCATCCTGCCGCGTTCCTGGATCAGATTCAGCTGCTGCCGTTCTGCAGACTTTTGACGGAAATCCCGGTCGTCTTTAAATTTTGCCAGGTGATCATCGATGGTTTTGTTGATGATCTGGAGAGCGAAGTTTGGCGTCCCTGTTATGGATGCAGCACCAGCTCCGAGAGCAGCTGCAATGACCGCCCAAAACTTATTTGCTCCGGTTATCGCAGGACCTGGCTTTTCTTCAGCGATCGCGTTGATGCTGTCTTCGTATGTATCGATTTCATTCTTTATGTCATTGGCGAGATTGACGTAGTTCTGTTTTTCAGTCTCAAAAAAATAAAAGGATCCCTCGGTGAATTCATCACCTTCATAGATATCCTGGAGCTCCATCAATTTATCAATGACGCCGTCATAGGTTTCGAGTCCATAACCATAGGGATCCGAAATGCTGACGATGTTTTTCCCTTCCAGGTATCCATCGGTTTGCTTCATATCAACCGGCATGGAACCTGGTTCCTCGACCACTTCCTCCTCAACGATCTCGACGTCCTGCATGGGATCTGGTTCTGGCTTAGGATCCTTCAGACGTTCTTCTTCTTTTTTTCCCTCAGTTGTTTTGCTATCAAATACAATTTGTTCTAATTTGCCAGGTTCGTCTGGGCGAGGTGGAAGAGTTGTTTTCTGGGCTACAGCAGTTAAATTGGAATCTACTTCCGGGGTTTCGACGGTCGTCTCTTCCTCCATAAGATCGGGGCCGAGCATTCTGTTCAATCGATTAATCCCGATTGTCTCAGATCGGTCAAATCCGCGGTCAAGAAATTGTTCTTTCCGCGCTATCTGTCCAGCTGCTTTGTCGTATTCTTCCTGGGTCGGATCCGGGAAAGCATCCATGGCCCAGTTGATATACTGGTTTTCCTCAGCAACCGGGGCAGATGGTTGAACGGTTTCAGCTGGAGCTGAATATTGCTCCCAAGGGCCGAATTCATCTAGGAGCTGCCGGTCTCGATCTACATTGGCAGGATCAAAAAGATTTCTTTGATTAAGCTGCTCATACAGCATCCGCCTTTGGCTTTCAGTGCCGCCAGCTTCAAACCGAAAAGTTTCTGCCATCACGCCCTCCCTTCGAGCTGCTTCGTTCGTTTATGCAGATTCGCCTGAGCGGCCATGACTGCTGCAAGACCCTGGTTCATATCAAGCTGCTTCCCGCGAGGTCCATTTGAAACCATGGCATTCCCCATCGGCCCCCCGCGCTCGGCATCCTGGGCCATGATTCCTATCAACAGTCCAGAGTCTCTACCGATCGCTTTTGGATCCTTATACTCGTATTGATATGCATCAATCGCATCAAGGAACTGCTCGATCTCCCGATCTCCAGAGCTAATGTTCTGCTTCATCCGTTCGTCGGAACTCATCTTCGCGTATGCAGCTATGCCGGTTGCAATCATGTTTAAAATAGTCCCTTGTCGATTGGTATCATTAGCAGCTGCTTTCCATTGCCCGGTCAGTTCTGCAATATATCGTCTTGTCGCGTTATCCATCTCTGCCAGATCCCTGGTCAGCTCAAATCCCATCATCTTGAGATCTGCTTCCATCTGAGCCAGGTCGATTTTAACTTCAAGACCATAGAATTCTTTTTTCCCACGGTAGGCTTCAATGGCAAGGGCGTCGTCCATGCCCCGAGACTTGATCGCGAGCTCCGCGTTGATCGTCGCAATGGTAAGATTCTTCTGCATATTTGCCAGCTCGGTTGCAACCTCGAGCTCACCGTTTTTGATGGCAACTTGTTTCTCAGCTTCAAGGTTTGCGAGTCTTGCTTTGAGCTCCGTATCTGCTTCGGCTAGGACTGAGGTCAGCTTCATCTGAGCATTGCCAATCTTCCGGACCTGGTCCAGATCTGCATTCTTAAAAGCTTCCTGACGTCTTGCTTCCAGATCAGCGAGAGCAAGCTTTGCCTCCCTGCCACCATCGATCTCGATCAGCTGGAGCATTTGCTGACGTGCAGCTGCTTCTTCCTGGGATCGAAGTGCAGCAGTATCGCGGATCAGAATATTTCCCTGCTCGGCCCATGCTGTCTGAAGTTGTCTTCGTTTCTCCGGAGCAGCCTCGGTTCCAGCGATCGCGCTCAGGAAGGACTTCATCAGATTTTCAGATTCTCTCCTGGCCTGCTGCTGGGCTGGGGAATCCCTTCGGCCCATGATCGTCTCATAAAGGACTTCGAACAGCTGATCCGATTTTCCTCGGACCTTGTCAGTAAATTGACGGTCATAAAGGACTTCGTCGGTATCACGATCAAATCCGAATTCTCCAATTGTTGTCTGGGTAACCTCTTCAGGTGCTTGAATCGTCGGTGCTTCTATCGGCGTTGGTGCTGCGATATCGTCTCGGGTTGCATCATCAACCTTGCCAGTGACCTGAATAGCGTCCCTGGAAAACTGCTGAATTTCTTCAGGCGTGAGCTCGAAAGCTTCAAACCGTTGTGCCTTTTCCCGGGCCATGTTCCAAAGTCCTTCAATGGTCCTGGTTCCTAAACGCGCATAGGTCCCAGCCATTGTTCCGCCATCTGCAACAAATTGCTGGTAGGTTTTATTCAGGTTAATGTAGTTGCCGTTTTCATCTTTCAGCATCAGCTGATTGTAAAGGTCCTGCCCTGCTTCAACGACCTGGTTTGCTGCTTCTTTTTGAGCAGCTGCCATCTGCTTATCCCAGTGAGCACGGATTTCAGATTCCGGAAGATGCTTGAAGGTCCCTGCTTCTGATTTCTTGGAATCAAAGTCATCATCGATGGTGATGGCCCCCCAGTTCCCTGCAAGACTTGATCGCTCGTCATCGATTTCAACATTGGCAGCATTGGCTTCCGCCTGAGTGTTATATTCCCGACCTAGCTTGTCCTTGTATTTTGGAGGAGGAGGCGGAGGTTGGTTGTTGTTGTCGCCACTTCCCTGTTGCTCTAAAGATTTAAGATAATTTTGATGATGCCTTTCTATTTCAGACATACCATCACTTGGCGGCGTGTCATGAGTGTCTCCTCCTAGCCGATCAGAATCTTTACTTTCGTCATAACCACCACCACCACCATCATCATCATCATCACCGTTTCCGTTTCCGTTGCCGTTATCATTAAAACTCCGTAGTCCGGTCATGGGATCGATTTGGCCTGACGTATTCGGCAGGGAGGCGAGAAGCGATTCCTCCATCGTGTTCACCATGACCGGTTTATGCATCTGACCGCCGAGGGTCAAACCTTCATTTTTTGCTCGGTAGATGTTCAGGAGCTCCTGCAGCTCCTCCGGTTTCATATCTCGCAGGACTTGAAAATTATCCATCAGTTAAGCTTTTGTTTGGGTAGTTTCATGCCAGTAGGCTTCATGCCGATCTCCAGCATCAAATTCGAAATTGAATAGCTTTGTCCAGCTTCCGGGAAAGTCGATCCTGCATCTTCACCATCCTCGATTGAGAACCGGATGGATTCGCATTTTTGATTCGCCAGGTTCATCCGAAACTGATAAACGCCATCGACGACGTCGCTCGATCCGCCGCCAAAGACTTCGCTTCCAAATGGATTTTCGTCACCAAAAAAAGTGATTCCGAGATCGGTGCTGTAGTTAAAATTGTGGGTTTCCCTATAAAAATTTTCATAGTTGTAACCGACCTGAACCCGGAGGTTGTGTTTCGATTTATAATCGCCCAGGACAAAGGCTTTTCGGCATCTCTGCAGGCCTTGAATGTTGTTCGTCTTAATCCAGGCGGTCGTCAGTTTTAGAGGGAACCTGGCACCGTCGTCAGTGTAGCTGGTGCTTTGCTGCCACACCTGACCATCGGTCCTGAGATAGACATAGTTCCCATTCTTTTCCCAAACCGTTGCACCGTTCCCCTGGTGATCGGAAAACGTGCTCCATTTATTGAAAAAATAATCATAGACCAGTGTCGTACCATCCGAGCTGAGGAGGCGGACCTGGTTCTGATCCTGGAGTAATTTTGCTGAGGTGATGGTTTGGTTGTTAAACGCTTCAACCGGAGCACCGATGTATTTTGTTTCCAGCGATCGCGAAAGCAGATAAATCCCCTTGTTTGATTGGAAAAGGATCCCGATGGGAATCAAGACGATCGACCTGGGATCGATGCAGCCTGCATCCGAAGTGACTAGGGAAGGCTCACTAAAATCATTCTGGTCGCCGGTCGGCGTCGGTCCCAGA